CAGATTAGTCAGATTATATATACTATATGGACTAGATTTAGCAGATTTCTCTATCTAAATATGAAGTTCTAAATCTGACAGAATTTATGTAAATTGGGTTGACAAGCTATATAAATATACTATATTATTGGTATAATATTTAACATATCCTCTCTAGTTATGCTACCGCTAGTTTGGGTGTGGTGGTGAAAGAAGGTAGCACAAGGTTCATTATCACATTCCAAACTAACGGTAGTTTCTTTATGCTTATAAGATTCAACACAAATAAAGATATAGTAGAATTTACTAGAATATTCAAGTACAATATAAACGATACAATTGTAAATGTTGGTAAGAAATGTTTACCAATAAATTTACAAGATGTATTTAAGAAAGGTTCCAAGATTGTATTAAATACTTTAACGCAGAGTTCAATCGGGACAGTTGGTGTATATATTACTAATAATAATATAATAGATAATAATAATAAAGAATATAATATATTATATAATAATCTATACAATAACTGTCCCGATTTGACTATGGACATGGTACTAGAGAAATTAAAGGAGCGAGCCAAAGGCGAGCTTGTTGATTTACATTACTTCCCAATTAAATATAAACCAAATTATGAAGCATCAGAAGAAACTTATGTTAGATATAATTTAAAGAATGCTTTAATGGTAATGATAGAGATGGAACAAGCTTTACAATGGCTTGTCGGTTATAATAACAATCTTCAATTTATTGTAGAGAGTTGTGATATTGAACTTACATTAAATAGTGTTGCTAATAAATTAACTGACAATAAAGAAATTAAATCCAAGTTAGTATCAGAACTTGTTGAATATTATGAGAATATAATGGATGTTAATTATATAGCTTCACATTATAAGGATTTATTGTGGAATGTAGATTTGTTTATTGGTAAAGAAAGATATATTAAGAAACTAATCGGATTTGAAACTTATAATACAAACCAATATATAGGTGTATATATTTACGGTGATAATAAATTATGCAATTGGAGTTCAATTACTCATAAATTAGACAGTTCTATTCATTTATTTGTTGCTCCTGAACAGAGAATGATGTTAAAGAGAATACAAACTTCAATGAATGGTAAACATAACCAGTTTAAGAATTATCTTAAAGATTTAATTGGTAAATGGTTTGATGTTGAAGAACATTGGTCTAAATTAAAGAAATATATTAACCGAGTTGATGATTCCAAACTAGACATAAATATTACATCTGATATATGTAAAGTAGCATGTTCACAATATTTCAAAGAATTGGGTGAATTATGTTATAATTCTATTTCTACTGAAGAGGATATTATGCCAGTTAAGAACAATAATTTAATAGCTGAAATAACTCAGCAACAAAGTGATAATAATGATGTATCTGGTCAGGAACTGCCAGTAATTGACGCTCCTGTATCAGATGTAGTAATAACCAATAAACCCGACGATACCGGTTTAAACTATATAGAGCGTCCAAACTGGAGAGATGATGACGATGTAATTCCAAATTCTGAGGGTATGTCTGACGATGAATTCTTTGCTAAACTCGAAGCTAAATTGAAGGAGTAATACCAATGAAAGAACCACAATGGCTAGCAAGAATTAGGACAGCTAAAGAACGAGTTGAACGAATGGTAGATATACTTGAACAGAAGAAAGACTTCTATGAAAGAGTTAAATTTGATACAAATGAAGATAAAGAATTCTTCATTAAACTAGAAAGTGCTCATAAGAAATTGGAAGAACTTGAAATTAAATATAAGAAAGGTTTAACTAACTATAAAGAATGGTTAATGAAACAAGACTTCAAATAGCATTATAAATATACTGTATAGCAATTCCGCTATACAAATACCTACTATATATAACTTAGATTCCATATTTATACAGACCCAGGATACTGTCGGATTGCCGCTTATCCTGGGTTTCTTTCAGTCTATAATTATTAAGAATAAATGGAGTATAATATGAAAGAAACAAATAAGAAACCTAGAGTTAAGGATGAAGAATTACAGAAAGATTTAACTGAAATGAAGATTACTATTGCTATAATGCAGAAACAAATCGCCAAACTTGAGCAGAAATTACAGGAGAAAGATAATGCAATACCTGCTGAAGATTGGCATGAATTGATGTCAATGAATAATAATAGGAAGATATAATGGCTTACGATTACGAAGAAATATTAAGACGTAGACGCACTGGTAATAAATAATACATGAATATATTATTAACAAACCTACAAATGTTTCCGTTTAGGGGCACCGAGTCCTGGTGTTATGCAGTCGGTTCAGAGTTAATTAAGAGAGGGCATAAAGTTTCAATCTTCTCACCTACTCCTAGAGAAGGAATACCATACTTTGAGAAGGCTGGAATAAACTATACAACAACTGGAACTTATGATCTTGTATTAGATAATCACAGTGTAATCTACCCGGCTATTAAAGGTCCAGTAATCCATACTTGTCATGGTACTGTTCCAGCAGAAAGACCATTGAGAAATGTTACCAATGTTGCCGTCAATCCCAGAGTAGCAGATTACTGGGGATTGGATAAAGTCATATTTAATGGTATAGATTGTGATAGATTTAGACCAATAGTACCATTAAATGACCAGCCAAAGACAGTTCTATCACTATGTTCTAGTGAAATGGCAGATCAAATTATAGCCAACATTTGTAAGAAATTGAACTTAAATTTGATTACTACACACAATAAAGAAGTATTTGATGTAGAAAGACTAATAAATCAAGCAGATATAGTATTTGGAGTAGGAAGAAGTGCTCTAGATGCTATGGCTTGTGGTAGACCAGTTATTTCATTTGATTGTAGATTCTATCTTCCACCTAGACATGGTTGTGGTTATTTAACACCAGAACTTGTAGCAAATAATACAGATAATCTTGTTGGTAAAGATAATACTTTGGATGATGAACAAATTATTGAACAAATTAAACGATACAATCCCGAAGATGGGATAAAGAATAGAGAATATGTGATAAACAATCGTAACATTACACAAACAGTAAATAAGTACTTGGAGGTTTATAATGACATTACAGGACTGGCTTAAAGACAATTATACACATATAACAATAGATACTACTATAATGAACCCAAATGGCTCAGTATTATCTGTACCAAAGTTAAATGTAGACTTAACTATTGGTATTATAAGTACAAATAATAAAGAAGAATTTGCTAAACTTGCTTTCCATTATGCTCCATTGGGAACAATTATAGAACCATTGGATGATAACTGGTATGAAACAAGAGTTCTATTAGTTAGAAACTTATTAACAGAGAAATTATTGAAGGATCAGCGTGCTAGACATTATCTTGATATACTTTCTCGTAGAGATAAGGAACATTGGCAGGATACTTCTAAACAGAAAGAAGTTAAAGTAGAATCTAAATCACAAGATATAAACATTACAATTAGTGAGTTCTAATGGATTTCAATTATAAATTATTTCCTAAACAGAAGGAATTCTTACATTCTCAATCACCAATAACATATCTATGTTGTGGTCGTGGATTTGGTAAGTCCTTTGTAGCAAGTTTACTAATCGTTATAAACTTTCTACAAGGAAAGAGAATTATAGCCCTAGCACAGAACTATAAAGCATTAAATGAAGTTCTATTTCAAGAGATTAGAAATAGATTAGAAGAACTAAACATTGATGCTCACATTGACAAGAACGCAATGAAGATTACTTATGGTGATGGAGTAATATATGGTGCTTCATATGAAGGTATTGAGTCTATAAGAGGTTTATCTAGAATCTCATTAGCAGTTTGTGATGAGGCTGCATTATCTCCACCTAAATTATTTGAAACATTAACACCATGTTTGCGTGGTGATGGTATTACTGGTAAAGTTAGATTATTGTCAACACCTAGAAGAGGTTCTTGGCTCAATTTATACTGTAAAGAACATAGTGATAAAGTAGAAGTAATAACCGCACGAACGGCAGATAATAAACTAATAACACAAGAACAACTTGAACTAATGAAATCCACCATAGTTAATCCTGAAATTATGAAACAGGAACTAGAAGGAGTAATGCTAGATATAGATAGCGATGCTTCTGTAGTTCAATTATCCGATTATCCATTGGAAGACAGTGGTAAAGAAGGAACAAACTATATGGGAATTGACCTAGCTGGTTTAGGTGCAGATAATAACTTGTTCGTTGTAGCCAACAAATATAGAATAGAAGATATAGTTTCCGTAAACAAGGCTAATACATTTGAATTAACAAATATAGCCGAACGCCTAATACAACAATATAAAGTCAATGGAACATTCATAGATATAACTGGTTCAACATCCAATGGATTGTTGGATATGCTTGTTTCAAAGGGACATAGAGTAAAGGGTATAAATTTCGCTAGTAAACCATATCAAGAAAGATATAATAATGCTAGAACTGAAATGTATGTAGAAACTTCACTTGCTATTAAATCTGGTTTATTTGTATCAAATGAAGATATAAAGACAGAACTAGCCTATACTACAATTTCAGTTGCTAATTCTGGTAAATTCCAATTAAATAAGAAGGACGAAATTAAAGAAATGATTGGACATTCTCCAGATGAAGCAGATGCCTTAGCCTTATCTATATATGCTATGAACCATAGTGGAGCAGAACTTGACGAAGCAAAGAGAGCAAACGAAATAGCCACAAAGTATTTAAATTATCTGGGAATATAATATGAGAGTATCAAAGAAACCGGTTAAGAAGAAACAAATAAATCAAGACCTAAAGACCAAGTTTAGACGTTCCAAGGAATGGAAGAAACTAAGGGATAAGGTTAGAAGGGAACAAAGAACTGACCCAATTACCGGTAAACCGCTCAGTAAGACCTACAACCTCCATCATTTGGACTTAAATCCCGATAATTATACAAATATATCAGACGAAAGTCACTTTATTGGGTTAAATTCAACATCTCATGACCTCCTTCATTTCGTATTTGGAGATAGCAGAACAAAGAAAGATTGGAGAACAATTATAGAGAACTTAATAAAGTTATGTGAAATAATGGAAGTTCTAAACAAATAACTAATTATTGTTTATAAATCGTGAGGTTTAAATAATGAATAGTATTAGAGAAATTATTAAAGAAGCGTGTGCTAGAATAAATCTTGTACCACGCAAACAAGCGGTTCCAGGCGACATTCAAGAGAATGCCTATCATTTATTAAAGGGTATTGTAGACCAATACAATAAAGATAATCTTCTAGCCTGGACACAGAATTCAATCATTCTAGCGAATAGCCCACTGATTCACATTTATGATGAAACTGATGCAGCAAAGGGTAAATATAATTACTACTTTGATACAGTAGACGATTTGGACGAATATCCAATTACACAAGAAGATGTAGATAATAATGCTATGGCTATGGTATATGATGGATATGATAATGTAGCTTGGACTGCTGGTGTCATTCATTATGAAGATAGAGAAGAATATCGTTGGTTTGGACACCAACTTAGAGAACCATATAGCCAGAGAGTTCAGGAAATGAAACGTTATATGGCTATGAAACATGTTCAGATTAGAAATGTAGCCAAGATCAATTCTATTTATGTAGTTTCTAATACAAACGAACCATATAAAGAATACTATCATTTGGATTTCATCAACCATACCGATTATGATAAATGGAACAATAATTCAAGGAGTTATACTTATACTCCCAAATCACAGGGTGAGTGGATTCTTGAAATTAAACCTCAAGTTGCTATACAGAATTATAGATTGAAATTAAACTTCAATGAAGGAATTGAGTTTGATTTAGATTCTGAATTACTAGTACCAGACAATTATATTGAATTGTTAATAGTATCTCTAGCACACAAATTATCAACAATGTATCCTCGTCTTGATGAATCACAGATGAATAGACTTGAAAGAGAAGTAACTACAATGATAAGTAATGTTAGAACACCAAATGCTACAGACAGAACAATACAAAGACAGGATTACTTTGAAGGTTCTAGTAGATTAACACAATATGATCTTCTAACCGGTAGGTATATCTAATGGCTAGCCAAGTTAAAGTAATTAATAATATTGCTGGTGGTATTACCAAATCTAATCTTGCTAAAGTAGGATTAGGTGAATCAGTTAACTGCTATCCCGAAATACAGAACATAAGTGAACATTCGTGTCAAATATTAAATAGAACTGTAGAGGGACAAGTTAAAGCAGTTGACATTCCAGGTAAATGTAGAGGGATGTATAGAGTATCTAGAGGCTATGATAATAAACCTGTTCTATATGCAGTATATGATAATACTTTATATTTAATTCATGAAGATAATACTTGGAATAATATTGGTAATATACCTTCTATTGGAACCGAGTGTCATATGACTGAAACTGGTGGTTATGGTTCTGCTCATCCACATTTGATTATAGTGGATGGTAGTTCAGTTTATGCAGTTAATACTGGATTATCTATTGGTGACCAACAGTTAGACTTTAAATCTATTACTTTGCCATTTAGAGTTAATACAAATGTAGCAATTAAACCAACACATTGTGCCTATCTATATGGTTACTTAATTGTAAATGATGCTGGTACTGATGCATTCTATACTTCATATCAGTATCCATTTGAAATCTCAAATAGTGAGCCAGATTCGTTCTATCAAGATAGACAACAGTTCATAAATTGGTGGACATCTCTAACACAAGAACAACAGTTAGAATATAAATCTGGTGAAATACATGACCAATATTATACACAATGGAAAGAATTTATAGATGGTACTGCTGATGATACACCTGAAGTAAATGACCTATTTAGAGTTGGAACTGTTGAATTTGCCAAGTATGGTTTCATAACATATTCCGAATGGTGTCCAGATAACACAATAGCCTTATGTTCAAATGGTTCTAAACTATACACATTTGGTGAACGTTCTTGGCAAGTATTCTCATATAATGATGATATAAACAATCCATTCTCTAGTCCAGATAATGCAGCTGGTAATATTGGTATCAAAGCACCAAATTCACTTGCTATGCTTGGTAATACAGTTCTATGGTTGGGTTCTTCCGATATAGGTGAGAATGGTATCTTTATGATTAAGGATACTTCTATTCAAAGAGTATCTACACAAGATATTGAAAGAGAAATTACTCAATTTAATGATATAGAAACAGCATATTCTTCTATTTGGCAAGAACATCAACATACATTCTATTCTTTGACATTTGAACAATCAAAGAAGACCTTTGTATATGATATAACTGAGAACCAATGGCATTATAGAGCAAGTTATGATACAAATAATCATTTAACATTCTGGCGATACAATCATGCCACATTTGCTTATAATAAGATATATGTTGGTACAAATAATGCTCTATGTTATCTTGATGAGAACAAGTATACTGAACATGACAATAGAGTTATATTGAAACTTAGAAGAGGTGGTGTATTAACAAATAATGACTGTCCATTCTATATTGATGCAGCAGAAATTATTACCAATAATGGTCAACATAGTTTCAATAACCAATATACAAATCTTGAATTGAATCCACGTATTTCAATTAGATATACTTGGGATGGTGGTACATTCTCTGATTATGAAGATTTGTACTTAGGAAAGATTGGTCAGTATGATTATAGTACAACTGCTTGGCATCTAGGTATGGGTAAATACTTCACACTAGAAATTTCAACAACTGAACCAATACCATTCTCAATACAAGGCCTAAAGATTTCCTTCTCACCAACATCAAACTTTATCTAATGGTATAATATGGTAGATATAAAGATTATACGATATGATGATAGTAATACAAATAAAGAGGCTCTAAAGGGGAAATGGGGTCAATTTGGTAATAAGTCCTATTCTTTGACTATAATAAAGAACTTATTATTTGTTAATTTGTATAAAGGTTGTATTATTGGTGTAACTTTGCCTGAATGCTATGATGGTTTCCTAACCACATCAAAGGGTAGAATTATAGAAGTAAATGATAATAAATTAACCGCTAGTTTATCTGATGATGAAAGTGCATTTGGACAACTTGTGCTTAAATCGTGGAATTAGACTAATTATTGTGTATTATGGAGGTTTATAATGCCATATGAATTATTAGGTGCTGGGATAGCGGCTGGTAGCAATTTGATTGGTGCCGGTATAAATGCTTATGCCAATTATAAAGCACAAGAAAGAGAGCGTAAAGCAAGAGAAGCTGCTCGTAAACAGTTAGAATATAATAAACAACAGACCGCTAATGAGTATAGAGATATACTTAGCGGTATTCAAGATTATTATGATAATAGAGTTGGTCTTGGTCAAGAGGGTGATGTTAATGCTTATAGAACAGCATTAGCCAATTATAATCCTGAAGATTATGTTGGTAGTGAATATTCTGCTGAAGATTTCAATAAGACCTTTGATAAGACTAAAGAAGATTTCATAAATCCATATTATAGTAGAATTATTGGAGATACCGCTAACCAAATACAACATAGTGCTGCTGGAGCGGGTCTAGGAAGAGGTACTGGTGCAGCTCTAGGTATTGCCAAAGGTACTGCCGAGAAATCTGATGAATTATATAGAACTGCTATGAGTGATTATCAGAATGAAAGAGATTTCGCTTACAAACAGTTCGCTGATGCTATTAGAAATAATCAAACTCGTCTAAATGCACTTAGAGAAGGTACACAATATAAACTTGGTCTCCAGGGTAATCTAGCACAGGATTATGTAAATACACAAGATACTTCTTATGCAGATCAAATGAGAGCCAAACAGGATGCTATGGCTGCTAAACAAGCATACGAAACCTCAATGATAGGTCTTTATTAGGAGGACAATAATGCCAATATACAATCGTGATAATATAAATTATGGTTCTCTAATACAGAACGCAATAGCAAATAGAAATGCGGCTGCTCAAAGAGATGCTGGTTATATCACTAACTTTGGTAATATAGTTGGTGGAGCAGTTTCTACATTGGGTAATCAAATTGGTAGAGGTCTTGTTTCTTATGAAGAAGATGAAGATGAAGCTAAATTGAAAGAATTAGAAGCTGAAAGAGAACTTCTTATTAAGAAAGAGAAAGAGAATGCAGCTAATGCTATGGAAGGTTATAGACCAGCTACTGTACCAAATTATACTCCATTTGAAGTTTCATTAGATGGATATAATGTAAATTCTGATATTAAACCAACTGAGAATAATCCATATTTGCCTGCTATTAACCAATATTATAGAAGGGGTAGATAATGCCATATCCATTTAAGAATCCAGTTAATCCTACATATCAAGAAGTAATGGGAAGTAATATTGGTGTTCCTTCGGAAGATTTAATAGACTTTGATAAATCTGATAAAGCAGTTAATGCTTCTTCTCGTTTAAGTGAAATTGATGCAGAAATCGCAAGATTGAAACAAAGAATAGCAGAGAAGAGAGCAAGTGATAGATTCTATAATAAACCAGCATCTACATTTGATTATATTATATCTGGTGATAGAAGTGGTTTAGATAGAATTGCACAACAGAGAATGACTGAAGAACAGAATAATTTAAATCGTGCAAATGCTTTAATACTTTCTAAAGCAAATGATACTAAACAGAAAGAAGCTAATTTGTTTAATATAAAGAAACAAGTTTCAACTTTATTATCTGAGAAGAATGTATTAGAAGCACAGGGTAAACCAACTAATCAAATTGATAGTGCTTTGAATGTTATATACGAAGAATATCCTGAAATTAAAGAAGCATTTGCAAATCAACCTCAACCTGAATATGACCCAAGAGATAATCCAGATTATCAACTTGCTAAATTTAGCAAAGTAAATTCAAAGAATACAACTGTTGAAGGTATTGATGAAGCAATAGAATCTTTAAGTAAATATAGAACTCCAGAAGTTGCCAGACGATTAGCTGAACTTGATATGGAAAGAACTTTAAGAGTTAAAGCTGACGAAAGTGGTGAAACATTAAAGAATGAAATAGATGCCTTTAATACATCTACAGGTGATTTAAGTGATTATCTTACTAATAAGAAATATACAGTAAAGGTTACTGCTGGTGGATATAAACTAATTGACCCAAAGGGTAATATAGTTAAATCACCAAAGATAAAGAATAAGTCAAGTTGGGAATAATATATGACAGTACGTTCAATTACAAATGAAACATTTGATGAAGTTTATAACTTTCTAAATCAGAAGGTTAGTAAAGAAGCTGCACAAGGATTTAAGGATTCTCCTAATAAACTTAATTGGTTAAAGAAATATTGGGATAGACTTGAACTTGACCAAGATTGGACGGATAAATATAAATCTATTGAAGATATTGTAGGAAATAAATCAAAGACTTTCCCTTCATTATATAATGAATTGAATGGAATTAAACCAACTGATGCTAGATTTGCTACAATTAAGAAGAAATATCCTTGGATTATTCGTGAAGATTTAAATGACTGGTTTGATAAGACTAATGAATATAAAGAATATTACAAACAAGAACGAGAGAAAGAAGCAGGTAAAGTTCGTAGACAGAAAGAAATTGAGAAAGATTGGAGTTTGATAGATAAAGTTCTTTCATCTGACTATGAGAAACAAAGATATATAGAAGATCCACAATCTGCTATATTTGGTAAAGAAGCACCTGGTTTCTTTGGTTCAAGTGCAGGTGCTAAAGCAGATTTGATTAGTGGTTTGGGTGCTGGTACTGCTGATGTTGTTACTGCACCATTACCACCAATAAATGCTGTTGCTGGTCCTACAATTAGAGCTGGTAGAGATATTGTTCACGTTGCAACTGATTCTCCATACCAGAAAGAACCATTAACAATTGCTAAAGACTTTAGTACTGATATTGTTTCTAATGCTGGTTTCGCCGCATTAGCGAATGCTCGTAGAGGTGCTAGAATTGTTTCAGCACTTACTTCTCCTGAGGTTAAATCTGCTTATGAATTATCAACAGTTACTGATAATATTGTTGATGGTTTAAAGAAACTTCCTAAAGCTTCTAACTCCAAAGAATTTGCATTTGCAGTTCGTAACTTACCTGATTCTCCATTGAAACAAGATTTAATAGCAACATTTGGAAAGAATGGTAAACTTGTTGACGATGTTGAAGCTGATAAGATAATTAAGATGTATAATAGAGATGTTAAAGATGTTTACCACAATGCAAATGAATTAGGTATGACTGGAATTGATGTTAAATTACCAGAACATACTCCTTATTTAACACAAGTATTAACTACCCCTAGACCACAAGGAATTAAACAAGGTGTAGAATATGGTATGTTAAGAGGTATGAATAAGATAAATCTTAGATGGCCTGGTACTATTGGATTTGAAACTGCAGCAAATATTGTAGGAAGAGGTTCTAAACCTTCTACAGTTCAAACAGAAGAACAATTAAATGAATTTGAAGCAAAGAAGAAACAATATAGACAAACTGAACCTAGATTCTGGAGTGCTGGATTTAAACCTAAGAAGATGGAAGGTGACCCATTGTGGGAAGCATATAAAGAATGGTATATTGATACTTATGGTAGAGATGTGGAGGATAAGTAATGCGTTCGTTTGATACATGGAATCGTTATCTAGACAATAAAGGAAATCCTTTACATGGCTGTATTCAGTTCATGGTTCAAGATGGTAATACAGTTGTTCCAATCTTTGACCAAGATGGAACACCTCTTGTTAATCCACAAATTACAGATATTTATGGTAGAACTCAACATCAAGTCTTTATTGATGTAGATGTAACTGCTTACTTCTACAAATATATTGGTGATGGTATTTGGACTACAGAAGAAGATATTGATACTAGTGATAATACTAAATGGGAACTTCAATATACTGTTGGTTCACAGAATACAATTGACCTTTCTATTACTTCCGATACTAATATTTCAGTTGCTAGTATATCTTCATTAAGAAATTTACCAGTTTCTGCTGTTCCTGAAATAGATGGTGTAAAGGTTATTACATTACTTGGTTATTATAATATAGGTGATAAGGAACCAATTAACTATATATGGGATAGTGACGAAACTACATTGAATGATGATGGTGGATCTGTAATTCAATCTTCTACAACATTAGAAGGTCGTTGGATTATGGTTCAACCAACTGAACATTGTGATAGTAGACACTTCGGTGTATTCCCTTCCAATTCAATGAATATGGAAGATCAAACCTATCAAATTGTTAAATTATTTGAATATACTGAATCAAAGGGTATTAGACCATTCTTTAATGGTTCAGAAGATTATTGCTGGTTTAAATATACAAATTTGAATGTTACTACCAAAGTAATAGATTGTACTGATTATACAAAGTTCAATGATAATGGTACGAGTTATATCTATGGCGAATGGAATGGTAATCCAACCTTCTATAATACAAATACTAGTGTATATGCTAAAGTAGTTGATACTAAATGTGGTGCAAATGCATATCCAATTGCTAAAGAAGTAATCTTCACACAGAATTGTCCACAATCAAACTTCCAAGATTGTGTATTTATTGCTAATACTACTGTATCTGGTTATAACTTCAATAATTGTGAAATACACTCAAATGGTAAATTGGTAGGCGATAACAATACATTTACAAATTGTAAGTTAACTGCATCTATGTTTGATGATGATGCTGAAGTTTCCGGTAGATGTACAAATTGTCAAATTGACATTCAAGATTTCAAAGATAATTTGGATTTATATAAACAGATTAGATTAACAACTGATACTAATCCAAACTTTGATTATCAGAACTTACCATCCTCAACTAATCCATTTACATATTTCAATGATAATGTAGTTACTTCCGAAGTATTAAGATTATCTAATTTCAATGCTATTGGAACCGTAACTATTGGTAAATTGAATAACACAGTTCTGGAATTACATAATTGTACTGGTCAAATTAACTTAGCCAACTATGTGTATGGTGATACAATCTTAATCAAGGGTTGTAAAGATTTGGAAATTACTAATCTATCTACTAATGCAATTAACCTTCATATAGAAGATTCTAGTGTAGTAATGCCAAATAAATCTGTTATTGGTTTATCAGTAAGAAATTCTACACTTACTAGTGGTTCAATTACTTGTTCTGATTTCACATCTTATTCGTCTGTTCTATTGACACCTATTGCTTGTAAGAATTTGCTAGTTAAAGACTCGCAAGTCAATAGTGATATTTCTCAGACTATAAATGGTACTTGTTTAACCTTCGTTGACAATAACATATTCAATGCTCAATTGTCTATTGCTGGTGCAAGTGGTACACAGATAGTAAACGGAACTATTACAAACAACATTGGTAATTACTCCACACCAATAGTAATAAACCGAACTCATCTTGACCCAGTTGATGCAAACCACAATTATACTTATGATAATAATAAAGGAACATTCCCAAAGAGAAATGCTGAATTTACACAAGATGTAGATATTCTAAATGACATTCAGAATTTCACTGGTTATGAATGGGTATGGACTTTAGGTGGTGGAACTGGTGCAAGTATTCCTTGGTTAGGTTTCGCTACTTATTATTATGATGATGGTACTGCATGGTATAGACATCATTTCAAGTTCACTCAGCAATTCTCCGTATTTAGAATTGGTACTGATGAAGAAGTAGTTGATGTTGATTGGAAGTTGAATAGTATAAATAACAATACTGGATATATTATGCCATTCAAGTTCAAGGCAAAGATAGTTCATACAAATGGAGAAAGTTATCGTCTAGAAGGTGCTTGGGTTGGTGGTGCTCCTACCTCTCCACAGACATCACAAGGTGAAGTTGCTTCTATACTTAATGTATTTGCTAACGTAACGTCACTTGGCATAGCAACAATGAATGCAACATTTAGCCTTAAACTAGATTCCTAATTATTGTAGCAAGAGGTTCCAATGGAAGAAAGAGAAGTATTAGAACAATTGAACGAATTCCTTGTAAAGTCGGATTCAAGATTCTCAACAACAATTAACCGTGCCGTTAATGATTTGAGAAGATATTCAGGAAATTTCTGGAATGATGATTATCTAAAGAAGTATAATAGAAAGAAGAGAGTTAATTTATCATTAAATAACTGGAATCCAATGGTAAATGCTATCTCTTCACCTATCTCAAATAGTCCTTGGCATATTGAACTAGTCAATAAAGAAGATCAATTCGCTCAAATTCAAGAACAAATTGACAATATAGAAAGTGATTCCGATACCAAATCTGCAATGATTGATGCTTTCCGTAAAGCAGTATTAACAGGTTATGGTTATCTTGTAGTTACAACAGTTGAAGATGAAATGACTGGTGAACCAAAGATTATATTGGAGAGTGCTTCTCATATTGATGCTATAGCCATTGACCCAAATGCTAATAATGTTGACTGTAGTGATGCTGATGAAGGTGCTGTTATTAACTATATTTCTCTAAAGAAAGCAAAGAGATTATATGGCGAAGATATAGTTCCAATGAGTTATCCTAGAGTAGAAGGTGTTATAGCCTTCTCTAAATTCTCTCAATGGAATTTACCAGAAGATTCTGTAGCAGTTATTTCTTATTATACAAAGAATGACCATAATACTGTAGATTTCTATAAAGTTGTTGGTGATAAGATTGTTCAATCTATTGAACTTCCTATTAAATATATTCCAATTATAAGATTATCTGGTAATGAAATCTTTGAGAATGACCAGATCAATTATAATGGTATTATTCAACAGACCTTAACATTGGAACTTGGTGCTAATATAGCCTATTCCACAATGATTGAAAGATGTGGTAGAAGTGCTAAAGCAAACTATATGGTTAATATAGATGCTATTGATGGTCTTGAGAAGAATATGGCTGCCGTAAACCAAGATGATACTGTAGCTGTATTATGGAAGGGCGAACATCAACCTGTGCCATTGACCGAATCATTTGAAACTGGTGATTTGCAGAATACAATTTCTACTTGTAGAACTTTGATGGAAGATAGTCTAGGTATTCCATTAGCTGGTATAGTTGACCAGAAAGAAAGAACTGCAACTGAAATCCTTAGACAAGAAACTTCCAAAGAAAGTAATACTGCTAACTATTATAATAATGCTTATAAGGCTATGAGAACTATTGGTAGAATAGTCATTGAACTATTGAATGGTGGTATGGATATGAAATTTACTTTGGAGAATGGTCCTTCTGTAATCACAAGAGAAATGAAGATTCGTCAGGAATTAACTGCATTGGGTACAATTATGCCCGATAATATGAAACCAATTATTGCTAAGTACTTTGCCGATACATTGAAGAATGATTTGGGTAAAGACCTTTCTAGAAATATAATTGCTAACTTACCACCAGATGTTAATTTCGTAACTGACATTCAAGATCCAACAGCTATCCATCAAATGAAACAATTACAATCTCAATTTGATGAAGTTATGGGTGAACTTGAAATGACTAAACAAGAGAACAAGCAACTTCGTGACCAGCTCACAATGTCTCAGATTAACATTATGAATAATCGTGAACAAAGAGAACTTGATTTCGCCAAATTCCAGATCGGTGAACAGGATAAAGTAATGCTTGAAACTGCTAAACTTGGTATTCAAGATGATAAGAATACTAATGATGCTATAATGAAACAACAAGAAATTAACATTAAAGCAGCAGAATCTAATATAGCCCAAGCTGAAAGAGAAACTGATGCCCAAATTGCTGGATACAATAAGGCCTTAGATGATATGGGGGTTTAATTATGCTGTTTAATATTCTTACAGGTGCTGGATTATCCAATAACGCTCTAAAGAGTGGTGATAGACAAGCAACCTTTAGACAAACTCCTGCAGAACACGAAGAATTGTTGGATGAGCGAAATCTACCAGGTTATCGTGAAGCTATGATGTTACCTGGTCCTGAACGATTGATGGCTATTCAACAACTTCGTGCTCAAGCCGCTTTAAGAGAAGCAGAATATCCTAAATATTGGACTGATCAATACCCTCGTAGAGATATAACTCAGTCTTCTAGTTGGGTAGGTGATGTTGATTTCGATCCTTATTCTAATGTAATGCAAGTACAGTTAGGAAATAAGGTTTACACATATAGTAAATCACCTGACCAAGTAGCAGAATTTATCAACAGTCCAAGTTTAGGACAGTATATAAACAACCACTAATTATTATCTTGTGGAATGGAACGGGACTATTTCACAATATTTACATCCCGGTTACCTAGTTTAGAGGTTATAATGCTAACAACAGAACAAGCAGTAGAGTATTTAACGAAAGTTAAAGAATCTAACAAACCAGCTAATGAAACAGAAGTCCCATCAACAGAAGTTTCTAAATCACCAGAACCAACCGCTGATTCTCCTGAAGATAAAGCTGCCAATGACACAAAGAAAGCGGAACCAACTGAAACCAAGAACGATAAGGAAAGTGATGAGTCCAAATCTAGTAATGTGGAAGTTGAGAATAAGACCGAGCCTAAATCAAAGTTTCCTGAAATGTCTAAACGTGATTATGCGTTTATTCGTGAGAAAGAGAAACGTAAACAACAGAAACAGAAATATGAGGCTCGTATTAAAGAACTTGAAGAAGAACTAGAACGAAAGAATGGTCTAGATTATGAACACTTCAAGAATCAAGATGGAACACCAGATCCACAATCATATGTAAACTGGAAATTCAAAGAACGAGATATGAAGGATGAAATCCGTAATCTTCGTGAACAGAATGATAGAGAACAGAATGATTATGATATGGAAAGGGATAGAATTATCACTGAACGATGCTTCACTGACCCAAATGAATTGCATGAATATAATCAAATGATTGCAGAGAAAGGGAAATACTTTGCTGAAGCCGTTCGTGAACGTGACCCAAATGGTGTAGTATTCTCTTATCTTGAAACTTTAAATGACTATCCAATAGTCCTTAAAGAATTGATGGATTTAGAGAAGAATCCTGGTTTACTTGCTAGAGTATTCAGAAGTTCTGACCCAGATTCTCTAAAGAGAAATATTGCCCGTGTGGCAGATGAAATCTTGGAGAAACGATATAGTTCACCAGTTCAACCACAAGTTCAACCTGAAACCAAACCTGCTATTCCTGTCATTGGAAAGCAAATCACAAATCAAACAACAACAGTTGAACCTTTAGTTAAAGATAGAAACTATTGGAACAACTATTTAAGAAATCATCCACGTGGATGATAAGGAGAATATAAATTATGGCTAATACATTTGTAACAAACAAGAAGACCGACCTCGTTGCTCTTCGTGCAGCTGAATCTGCTGCTTATTTGACTGTTGGTTCTAAGTCTTACTTTGGCGACCAGCTTGAAGGTAAGAGAAATGGACAGTCCTATGAATTCGTAATTCGTGATGCTGGTGAATATGCTACTGGTATGGATATGACCGGTCATGTTTCCAATCTCGTTGAACGTAAAGTAACAAAGGACATTAAACTCGGTAACATCGTTATTGACACTAACTTGTTAGAGAAGGTAACTGATGTAAACTGGGATAAGGAAATTGCTTACCCCAATGGTAAGAAGTTGATAAATGGTGTTATTCAGGACACTGTTAAGGATGACCTTGGCCGTCAGAACGTTGCCTTCGTTGGTAAGGGCTGGCTCCCACTCTCTAAAGCTTCTCGTTTCCTTGGTTCTATTTCTACCGAAGCTCGTTATGCTTTCATTGACCCAATGATTGATTCCGTAATGGCTGCTGCTGGCAAGTCCTTTGACCCAGTTGATACCGATCCTCTCTACAAGACTGGTATGCTTGGTAAAGCTTTCGGTGCTGAATTCCGTGAATCACAGTTCATGCCTTCTTTGGTAATCTCTGCTAATCTTGCTGCTGAATTGGCATCTGCTACAGTTTCTAGTTATGCTACTGGTGTTGATTATGATACATTGACCTTGAGTGGTGTAACCGAAACAATTCCAGCCGGTACTCCAATTAACATTGCTGGTGTTTATGCTACTGACCTAGTTGGTGATAAGACTTCTTCTTTGAAGGCCTTCATTGCTATTGAGGATGCTACTGCCGGTGCTGTTAAGGTTCGTAAGGTAGACTTCACTGGTGTTGGCACTAAAGAAGCTACAAAGGTTCCTGCTGCTAGCGACAAGGTAGTCAATGCTATTGAAGAAGGTGAATACTTCACTGGTATCTTCCGTATTGACGGTGCTATGGAATTTGATACATTGAACAAACTTGACTGGTCTAATGCTGATAGTACTTCTGAATCCATTGAAGGAATCAAGGTTCATGAAGGTCGTGCAGTAGACGTTCTTACTGGTTCTAACAAGACTCGTTGGGCTGTTGCTAGCCTCGCTGGTATTGTGGAACCCAGGGGCTGTGCATATGTCTGTGTTAAGGATTCTACAGCCAACTTGGTAACAATGTAATCTATTCTTGTTAACAAACAAATTGAGGGACCCACATAATCGGGGTCCCTCTTTCTTTATATACTAACCTTCTTTGGTTCAAATATTTGTTTATATTTATCTAAGTTATTCTCAAGCCATCGTTTATTCAAATAGTCATACTGATACTCAATTATCTCATCATAGTGTTCATCGCATTGTTTAATGATATAATCAAGTTGTTTAGCAGTTACTCTTAATGGTACTTTCTGTAATGGATGTGCCCAATGATAGGGACTACCTTCAAAGTCTGTACAAATACAAACTCTACCAACTGCACAACATTCTAGATACTTCAAATCACTCTTACATTTATTAAAGAAGTTCTCAGCTAATGGAGCAATTATATACTTATTCTCAGTTGCTATATTATAGAAGTTATGAGAATAATTCAACATATCAGTCCATTCATAGAACTTATTTGGAGTGATAAACCAGGGTGTTCTACCCATAATATTAACTGTACGTGTAGTTAAGAATTTATCCCATTCATTAGTGAAATCTCCATACATTTGTTTATCATTACTAAAGTGTGTTGGACTACCAGCATATAATATATGGTCATTCGTTGGTTTAGTATTTCTATTATAGTTCCATTTGTATCTAGGTAACATATTTGGTATTACACTAATCTTACTTGGAGAAACGAATTTAGTTAAACTTTCTTTAAGAGCATCAGTTGTTACAGTTATATGATCTGCTAGTTTATCTAGATACTTTGACATACTCTCCTTATTGTCATTAACATGTAGTTTATTAACAGTGAAGTTGTATGGTGGAATTTCTCCCCATAATATGTCATCAAAGTCAATTATAAACTTTACTCCACTCTTCTCTTTAATGCTAAGTAATGTCTTCATATTATTTGTACCAATTGCTCGTTGAGTAAAGAAGTAGTCTTGTCCGATATAATTAAATGTTCCGGGTTGTGCTATGGTTACTTTATAGTCTTTATATAGACAATTTGCTACATTTAACACTCTGTAGTGTCCACAAGCAAAGTTATCCATTGGTACAGCCATAATCTTTATATCACTCATATATTATATTCCTTTATTTGTGTTTCTAACTTTGTGGTCAGAATATTCTTCTAAATATTCATCTATTTCATTGTTACAATGTTCGTTAATAGACTTCTGTTTGTTATAATCAGTTATCTTATCTGTATAATAATGGCACGCAGCAGTGTATCCTATTCTATATGCGAATGAATAAATAGAAGAACCTCTATTTGGGTCAAATTTGGGTAATCCAAGTAATAATTCCAAAGTTTGATATTCTATCATTTCTTCTCGTTCTTGTTTAGATTTCATCTTAAATTTAGGTCCTTCTTGAACCATCAATGATATGGTTATTATATATGTTCCATATCGCTCATTATCTGCTTCATCTAATCGTTCATTATTTCGAAGTTTAATCACTAAATTTGTGAAATCATTTAAATCCAAGTCATAATATTTAGTATAATTTGGGTCAGTATATTGTATATTAGTTGCTCGTTTGCGTCCAGGGTCCTTCCATTTGGGTATCAGCATTATTTACCTCATATATTATTATTTATTTAGGGGGTGGGGGCCCCCCCATAATTTATTTATATTTACTATATTATATATGTATAATGACTAATTATTGTATAAACATTTATCATATTGTTGTGAAATAACAACAGCTACAGATTTGGAGGAAATCTAATATGATTAACGACCTTGATGAAGTACAATATGAGTACCTATTAAGTCCAACTTTCCAGTTTGTCAATTCAGCAGGTAAACCAATTACTGGTGGCTGGATGGAAGTTTATATACATGGAACTAGAACAAAGTATTATTGTGTATCAGATTGGGATGGTACACTTCATCCATTTAAGATTCCATTAGATAGTCTTGGTTCAAATATAGTATTAGCATCACCAGCATTTGCTTATGATGTTTATGTCTATAATAGATTTGGTTCACTAATAATGAGCCGTTATAATGTTATACCTTCAACTGGTGGTGCTAGCGGTGTAACTCCAGTTGATATAACAATTGAATCCCAAGATGAAACAGTTGATGTTACAGTATCTGGTACAACATATAATCTAAGTATTAGTGGTACTATAGATAAACTTGATACAGTTAGTGCTGATGTAGAAGAACTTAAAGATATAATTGCAAGTGGATTAGTTCAATCCGATTGGGATGAGAGTGATACAACTTCTCCTGCTTATATTCAGAACAAACCAGATTTATCCATATATGCTACAACCGAAGATTTAGATACTGCTAGTGGTAATCTAGTTGATTTAATTGAAGAAGTTTCTGCTAATATACCTCAAGCACAAGTACAAAGTGATTGGGATGAGAGTGATACAACTTCTCCTGCTTATATAAAGAATAAACCAGAAGAATCTACACTAATTGCTGGTGATAATATTGGTATATTTGCTAGTGGTAGTGATTATGTAATATCTGCTAGTGGTGTAGATACAAGTGAATTTGCTACTCATACAGAAGTTAATACTGTTTCTTCTACAATAATGGATATTATTGAGAATGTATCTGGTATAAATGAAGTATATCATAATGCAACATTAACTGGTGATGGAACTAGTGGTAATCCATTGGGAGTAAACATTCCATTAGTTGCATCTGGTCAAGATTATATTGCTTCATTTAACCAATATGGTGTAAGTGTAAGTAATACTTCTACTCATAATATGGCTGGATTATCATCTGACCATTTGATATTTACTGAAGATGGTGATACACAAGAAGTCACTCATGATTCAATTATAGAATGGAATAATAAGATTGATGCTGCTACAGCTAGTGCTATTGCTAGTGCTATTGTACCAGCACAAGTTCAATCTGACTGGACTGAAGATGATACAACTGATCCAGCATATATTAAGAATAAACCAGATGAAGTTAATCTAGTTGCTGGTGATAATATCTCAATCGTAGCAAGTGGTACAGATTTAATCATTTCTGCTAGTGGAAGTTCTCCACAACCAACTGTTCCAAATGTAGAAATTGTATCTCCAAGTGGTTCAATTGTTGTAAGTGCTACTGTTGACCCACAAACTAATACAAAGACATTCTCTATTGATGTTTCTAATGCTAGTGGTGTTGAATATGGACAGTTCTATGCTACTGGTGTTACTGGTGTAGCAAATGTAGCAAAGACTAAAGGTAATATATCTGTAAATAATGGTAAGATTCAATTACATAAAGGTAAATCTTATCATATCACTATGCGTGGTTGTTATACTCAATCAACATTACTAAATGAACTTAGTTTCTTTAACTTCATTGAATATATCTCTTATAGAGCAATAGCAGTAAATGTTAATAAGACTCTTTCAATGGGTCAATACTGGGAAATATCTTATGACCTTTATAATCTTGCTAATGATGTTGATTATCCAATTACATTCAACAATATAAGTGGTGCAGTAATTGCAGATTTAATTGTTGAAGTTCATTCATTAGCAGGTGGTAATGGTACTGGTGGAAGTGCTAGTGGTGTAGAATATACTGCTGGTTATGGTATCCAAATTCTAAATGATGTCATTAGTGTTAGTGGAATTAACCCACAGGTCAATGCTGACTGGAATGCAGTTAGTGGTATTTCTCAAGTATTAAATAAACCAAATGAAATTGAAATTGTTGCTGGTAGTGGTATATCCATTGAAGAAAGCAATAATCAGTTAATCATTAGTTCTACTGTAACTGGTGGAGGTGGTGGTTCTGGTGTAAATTATCAGGCTGGTGACCACATTGACATCACAAATGATACTATTAGTGTTACTGGTATTACAGAACTTGTAGCTGGTAATGCTATTACAATTACAGTTGAAGGTGATAGTGCTATCATTAGTTCAAATGGTGAAGCACAAGTACAATCAGACTGGAATGTAACCGATAGTTCAAGTAAAGCTTATATTAGAAATAAACCAAGTATTCCAGCTGCTCAAATACAGAGTGACTGGAACCAAACTAATACAAGCTCTAAAGATTATATTAAGAACAAACCAACAATTAAGAATTATACTGGTGCTAGTGGTATATTGGTTGATAATACTACAATTACACTTGATGAACCTCTTGGTTTAGTTGCGGGTAGTGGAATCAATATAGTAATTGATGGTAATAGTGCTATAATTTGTGTATCTGGAGTAACAGGTGGTGGCGGAAGTGTAACTGGTAACTACAATGCTGGATATGGTATTGAAATTAACAATGATACTATTAGTGTAGATACTACCATAATTCCAAGTATTAGTGCTGTATCTGCTATGATTGCTAGTGCTAGTGTAAGTGATAATTTGTTTATTGCTGAATATGGTATTACAACCATAAATGAAATGTTAAATGCATATACTTCAGGTAAATATATAATAGTTCATACTAATAATGTTATTCTTGGAAATAACTATTATATACCATCAAGTATAACTTATTCAAGTAATGCAAACGAACTACTTATACAATTTAGGAATCCTGGAAATTATGAACGTGTTCAGTATGCAAATGGTACATGGACTGAATCATTAGTAGCACGAGAATATCAAGTTGACTGGAATGAAACTTCACAATATAATGCTAAATACATTAAGAACAAGCCAGATCTATCTGTCTATACAACTTCAGCACAAGTTTCAGCAATAGTAGAAGCTGCAACAGGTTCTATACCAACACCGGTTCAAATTAATTCAGACTGGACTGCTACTAGTGGTGTGGCTGAAATCTTGAATAAACCTATTGAAGCAAATCTATTACCTGGTAGTGGTATTACTATTACTGCTAGTGGTAGTGATTGGGTCATTAACACAACTCCAATTGAACTTGTAACTGCTTTACCTGCTAATCCTGTATCTGGTGTATTATACTTAATTCCTGAGGCTTAATATGCTTTCATTTGGTAATACAAGTATTAAAGATATGTACTATGGTTCAATCAAGATAGGTTCTGCTTATCTTGGTTCTACCAAAGTTTATTCTAGTGTGCCAACTTCAACATCTCCATATTTATTATTTCAATTTGATGATAGTTCGTACAGACCTTCTATACGTACAGATGTTGGAACATGGGAAAGAATTTCTACATCACCTAATGTATGGAAATTTACTTGTGACCCATATGTTCCGCAAGGTGTAGGTGATACAAGAACTGGTTGGGCAAGATTATTCTCTGATGATTCTGGCGCTGGATCTGGACAGCCAATTTATAGAAATTGTTCTATAATAGGTGGTGGAAACTTAAATAATTCTGATTTAATTAACTTATACGTAGCATTTAGTGGTTCTACAGGAATTAAATCTATTTCATTACTTCAATTCTCACAAGCAAGAGATGTTAGTGGTTTATTCAGAGATTGTACAAATGTTGAAAGCGGTGCTTTGGCTATGTACAATTATCTTTCAAGTTTACCAAATATAGATTCACATGCTGATACATTTAAGAACTGTGGTTCATATACTCAAACTGGTCTAGCTGAACTTAATCAAATCCCAGTTGGTTGGGGTGGTAATTTGATTCCTGCATCTACATTGATGACATCTTCTAGAGTAAAGTGGAAGAACAACTATGACACATGGAAGATCACTGCCAATGCACCTGACTGGACTAATATGAACGGACTATATCTCTTTACGGAAGCTTCCGTGTCTTCTTACGCTGGCGTGTCAATGAACAGATCTAGAATAGCGACGTTCAACAGTCTCAGCACGTCGCGAAATGCTCTATACTTCTATCCATGCTTCATGCAGCACACATCTACTGCTATCACTTGGGCAGTGACAACAGGCAGTCCTAATGGAAGTCTTGCTTATAATCAGAGCAACACTGACATGCCTGGAACTCTAGACTACACTACTTATGGTTCATTCGCTTATGAGTTTGGAACTTATGACTCTGCTGGAACTGTATACTTCTGTTTCTTCGTCACTGACGTTCCTATCTCTAGTTCATTCAACTTGAGTTCTAGTCCATACGGAGTTCTGTATAACAGTAACTTCAAGACAAACGGCGGATTTAGATATTTCTTCTAAGGAGTTTATTATGGCTATAAAGATTAGACCTTTAGTTTATTTGGAAGAAAGAGAAGATCCAATATTTCCTTATCAAACTGTTCAAATTGGAAACCAGATATGGATGGCTGAGAACTTACATGAAGATGATGGAGGTACAGGAATAAAGACAGTTGATAGTGTAATTGCTACTGGTTATGAATTTGGACCTCAAACTTATTATACTTATGATGCTGCAGTTCGTGTAGCAAATACAGTTGATGGATGGCATTTACCGACATACGCTGAATGGAGTGAATTACAAACTTACTTTAATAGTCAGGCTGCTAATGCAAGATCTACTACAGGTTGGAATAGTAATAATGGTACTAATGCTTTGGGATTAAACATTCAACCAGTAGGAAGATTACAATATTACAATTGGAATCAATTAGCGTCACTTGGCCAAGAAGCTAATTTATGGTGTTATAATGTAGATAATCCATCTCAGGGTAAAGGTATATTCTTCTATAACATTGGTACAAGTAATTGGAATATTGATAGGAATAACAGTTATGGAAATTCAGTTCGTCTAATAAAGGATTAGTATTATGGAAACAAAGTTTAGACCAATAACACATATTATATCTAATAATACTATTAGACCTTTAAGTATATTTGAGAATATACCAGATCCTCCTGGACCTGTATTTGATGAAGTAACTATAGGTACACAAACTTGGATGGCTGCAGATTTAGCCATTGATGATGGACAAGGTGGTATTTATACAGCAAATTTATCCGATGTTAATGGATATGATCTTGGAACAGTTTATTATTATACTCATACTGCGGCTTTAAGAGTTGCTGATTCAATAAATGGATGGCATTTACCTACATATAGTGAATGGCAAACTTTATTCCAGTATATAAATAATACTTATAGTGAAAGTGACCCTTCTTCATTAAGGTCAACTTATGCTTGGAATAGCAATAATGGAACAAACAGATTTGGATTTAATATTCTTCCAGTTGGAAACTATATGTATGGAACATCTATGGAATCAATTGGTTCAAGAACTTGTTATTGGGCTTATGATGCTGATAGCAGTCCCGGTAGATATAAATGTATGAGATTTAGTGAATGGACTAGTGACTTTACTGATGTATATAGTGACGAATCAGATGATTTCCAATTTACAGTTCGTCTAATAAAGGATTAACAATATGATTCTAAGTATTAACAACAAATTAGTTTCTATTAGTGGCAAATTGTCTAATTGGACTGAACCACCTCCTCCACCAGTACCAGACTATGAATATTTCTCATTTAAGGTATCTAGTACTGCTACTGTATACTTTGACCCAATTGGTGGTACTTATAAGTACTTTGATAATTCTATTTCTACTGACTTGACAACTGGTGAAACTTTCCCATCTAATGGTGGTAGTGGTGACTGGCCTAACTTTAGTGTAACACAAGATCATGTATATTCATTTGTATGGAGTGAACAAGACCTACAATCTACATTTGGTACAGGAATATATGGTAATAATGCAGGTTGGGAAGATAGTTCAAGTAAAGGTTATATATCAGAAATTTATTCATTGGATTTCTGGCATTCTAGCAATTGGGCTAAAGCTAATTGGACTTCTTTCTCAAATTGTTCTATAATTCCACAGAGTTCAAATTTAATATTTAGAGGTGATAGTTTAACTAGTTGTGCAAATATGTTTAAGAATGCACCAATACAGAATAGTATAGAAGCATTTATTCTTGCTATGCAAACTGCATGTCCAAATTTAAGTAATACAAGTGGATGCTTTAGTGGTTGTACTTCTGCACCAGATTATAATTATTGTTTAACAACATATCCAGGTTGGTTCTAGAGGTTTAATAATGATAATTAAATATAATAACAAAGTAGTTACACACAATGATAAATGGATTGGATATAGTGGTGAACCAACACCATCTTTACCACCATATACACTTAGATTGAAGTATGCAGAAGGTGTAACACCAACATTTACTTATGGAACAGGAGTACAAGTTTCGTCTAGCCCTAATATATGGGATTTGACCTATGAGAATAGTAATTGGTGGTATATACTTTATAATCATACTGATTTATTAGAAGTATTAGGTGGAAATACAACAAATATTATAGGTATGAACCAGATGTTCAATGGTTGTACTTCTTTAACATCCGTTCAATTATTTGATACAAGTAATGTAACTGATATGGGTGCTATGTTCTATAATTGTAGTTCTTTAACTACAGTCCCATTATTTGATACATCTAATGTAACAAATATGGGTACTATGTTCCAAGGTTGTATATCACTTACATCTGTACCATTGTTTGATACATCTAAAGTAACTAGTATGAGTAGTATGTTCTATTTATGCTATTCATTAACTAATGTTCCATTGTTTAATACTTCTAATGTAACAGAGATGCCAGGAATGTTTAAAGGTTGTACTTCATTAACTACAATTCCATTATTTGATACTTCTAATGTTACTTATATGGATAGTATGTTTAAAGGTTGTACTTCATTAACTACTGTACCATTATTTGATACATCTAATGTAACAATTATGGAATACATGTTTGCTGATTGTACTTCTTTACCATCTGTTCCATTATTTGATACTTCTAATGTTACTTATATGGATAGTATGTTTAAAGGTTGTACTGGTGTAGAAAGTGGTGCTTTAGCATTATATCAACAAGCATCATCTCAGGATATTCCACCAACATATCATTATCAAACTTTCTATAACTGTGGTTCAAATACAACAACTGGAGCAGCCGAACTTGCACAAATTCCTAGTGATTGGAAATAGGAGTAATATATGAAGAATAATAGTATAGTAACAAATTTACAGCAAGATTTAAATACAAACGAACAATTACAGGCTCGTAAGAATATAGATGCAGCAAAGACTGTATACTTAACTAATCCTGCTACAGGATTTGGTGGTGACTTATCATTTGACTATTCATCTGATACTGCTAGATATGAAGTTACTGTTGGTGATACTAAAGTTGGTGTATTACCTTCTATTACAAGTGAACCAAACCAGATATTATGTACTGATGTTAGTGGTAGAGTTGTATGGGAAGATAACAATTCAAAGCCAATGAATATTAGAATGAATTGGGATGGTGATTATACAAATACAACTGTAATTGACCCAACTGGTAAAGGTTATATTGAATGTCCATATACCAAGTTCTTATTTACTTGTCAAGTTTATTGTTATGATGATGATAGTAGAATTGCTCACGATTTATCATTCTGCCCAGTAAATTATATTGGACAATCCTATGCACAACCAACCCTTTCTGCTGGTGGTAGACCTTATACTGCACATTTATCTTCAACTGATGATACAACCTACCAAACAAATAAGAACTGGACTACTGTAACTTGTGCATGGAATAATCCAGATATTAGATATATAGCGATTAAGGGAAATAGTAGTTGGACTAGCAATACTTATGACTTTGACATACAGAACATTACAATGATTGAATTACCATAAGAGGGACTAGTTTATGCTAAAGATAGATAATAAAGTATTAAAGATAAATGGTGGTTGGTTGAAAGTGAATAGTCCAGGACCAACACCATCTTTACCACCTTATACTATTAGATTAAAGTTTACAGAAGGAGTTACTCCAACATTCTCTAAGGGCACTGGTGTACAAGTTTCTAGTTCGCCTAATATATGGGATTTAACTTATGAGAATAATGACTGGAGATTACTGTTAAGACAACAAACCTCCTTATTAGAAGTCATAGATGCAAATTCTACTGGTGTAACAAATATGGCAGATATGTTCTCTACTTGTTCTTCATTGACAACTGTATCATTATTTGATACATCCAATGTAACTGATATGGAATACATGTTTGCTGGTTGTACTTCTTTACCATCTGTTCCATTATTTGATACATCTAATGTAACTAGTATGTATGGTACATTCTATGGATGTACTTCTTTAACATCAGTTCCATTATTTGATACATCTAATGTAACAGAGATGCACGGGCTGTTCAGTGGTTGTACTTTAACTACAGTTCCATTATTTAATACTTCTAAAGCAACAGATATGAGTGATATGTTTAATGGTTGTACTCTATTAACATCTGTTCCTTTATTTAATACTTCTAGTGTTACAACTATGGATGCTATGTTCTATAATTGTAGTTCTTTAACATCAGTTCCATTATTTGATACATCTAATGTAACAGATATGCAAAGTATGTTATCACGTTGTACTTCATTAACATCAGTACCATTGTTTGATACAAGCAAGGTTACAGATATTAGAGGTATGTTATATCAAAGTTACAATGTTCAATCTGGTGCTCTTGCTTTATATCAACAAGCATCATCACAAGATATTCCACCATCACAACATAGTCAAACTTTCTATAACTGTGGTTCAAATACAACAACTGGAGCAGCAGAGTTAGCACAAATTCCTAGTGATTGGGGTGGAACAGGAGCATAATATGGAACAGTTAATTACATCAATAGCACCATATATTCCAGCATATTGTTGGCCTTTAGTCCTAGTTGCTGGTCTATATTATATCATTAGTAAACAACGAAAGGATACTAAAGAATCTAGAGATAAAGATTCTATTCAACTTCATGATGATATTCTTTCTCTTAAATTCAAGGTTTCTAATCTTGAAGGACAATCTATAAATCATGACCAACTCATTAACGATTTAAGAGAACAAATATCACTACTGAATACTAATATTGTTAAACTATCAGTAATAATTGAGAAGATGGATAAAGATAAATGACCTTAATTCAACATTTCATGCTGGGCTTATGTATAGTTCTAATAGTGACGATTATAGCCTTAATCTTGGATTTGTGGTTCAACAAATAAACTTAGATACTTACTTTGACCTAGATAATTACTATAATTTAGATACTTATAAAGATTTGGAACATCCACAAACTCAAACACAAACACAAGAAGAAGGCGAGGAAGATGAATAATTTAGATTCATATGTTAGGAATTTATATGCTCAAATTTGTTCAAGAAATAATATAGAATTAAATGATTATGATAGTGAGAAAGAAAGTATATCAGAAGAAGACCGACAGCGTGGAGAAGGAATTAAATTTCAAAGGTTAAGACGAATAACTGGTTATCTGGTTGGAACTGTAGATAGATGGAATGATGGTAAGAGAGCAGAACTTAAAGATAGAGTTAAACATAAGGAATATAATGAAACATCTAGTAATAAAGAGAAATAAAGACTTTGGTAAATTATATTATATGGGTAAACTAATTTGCTTTACTATTGACCCACATAAATTAACTCCAGGTCTATATAATCTTAAAGTAAATTATAGTCCAAAGTTCAAGACTAATCTACCATTATTATATAATGATGATTTCTCACCTGAACGAGGTTTCCGAATTCATGCAGGAAATACTCTAAAGGATAGTAATGGTTGTGTATTGGTTGGAACTGCAATTACAACTGAATTTAAACTGTTGAATAGTAGAATTGCTCTTTCTAAAGTATTAGATATATTAAAGGAGAGTGATATATGGCTAGTTTCTATAATTGGAGAGTAACACCTTATACTTGGCATGAAGTAAATGGACTGTATGTAATTGACAATGATTTCTATATACAGTTTGATGACAAGCATAATTTATATCTCTTTAAGTTCAAGAAAGGCTTAATGACTGATGGTGGGAGTATTCCTAAATTATTCAGTTGGTTTGCTAAAGGTTGGACTGATGATTACCGATACAATGCTTGTTATATACTACATGACTGGTGTTATGGTTCAGGTAAAGTAACTAAAGATATTGCTGATGATATGTTGAGAAGTTCTTTAAGAGACTGTGGAATGGATAGATTTCATGCTTCTACAATATGTTGGGCAGTCAAGAACTTTGCTAATAATCATTATGGTAGAATGAATGACGATTTAGATATAGCAGAATATGGAAATCTCATATCAGTGACTCGCTATAAATAATGTAATCATATCATATTGTTTCCTTAAAGAATAGGGCCAGCGTCATATACGCAAGGCCCTTTCTTTATAGGAGATTATTGAATAACAGTACAGTGAAGGAAATTAGATTGAAAGTATACCCGTTGTTGCTACACTACAAATCATTTCTAATAATTTAAGTTCATTTGCATTTAAGTATTTATATTCGTTTGTAATTCCCAATGAAATATTGTTTAAGTAATAATATGTAGCAATTGCAAGTTCTTGTTTGTCTATATGTTTAATTAAATAATTATAAACATAGCTTCTCATCTTAACTGCATAGAAAGTCTTCTTATTTGGATGTTTCATATTATCAAAGTCACTGTTTATACATTCTTGTCTATATTCATTTAATACTTTCTTACTATGAGTTGTTAAATCTTTAATTGCATCATATATGGTCATTAGAAATCCTCTTTAATTGCTTCTTCAGCATTTGCTTGTTTAGCATATCGTTCTACCATATTTAGTAGTTGAACTGTATCTTCAATATTATGGCAAATTCCAGTATTCATATATGTTTGATTATCTTTAAATGAACCAGCACTAATTTGTTTAGTTGTTCCTGGCCAATCTACAGTAATTCTTGGAAATTCAGCTGTTGCATTAAATATATAAGCACCAAGTTCCATGTCAATTATTGCTTTCAATTTATCATCATATCGTGGGTCAGTCTTATATAATCTATCTAAACTGTTAGTTATTGCAATATAATCGTAACTATAATCTCCATATCCTTTAATCCAAACATAACTTCTACCATTATTTGTTAAATGGTTTATCTCAGCTAATATTCTGGTTAATAATGTTCGTTCATTTGGACATTCTATTACTTCATGATTACCAAATACTGTTTCCATTTGGTTTGGAATAGTAGTTTCTTTATAATGTTCGGCAGTTGTCATACCAGCCATTCTACCATTTGGACCGATAACTGCTCTAGTTCCATCTAATTTAGTTACAAATGTTCTAGTCATAATTGCACCAGATGATATACTCTTGATTGCTATTGTAGCACACCAAATTCTAGTATTTGGGTCTATATGGCAGCCATCTGGAAATATCTTCTGATTTATGGATTTGTCTAAACCATCTCCCTCTATATCAAGTGCTATAAATCTCGTAATATCATACATATCTTCTCATTTCCTTTCTAATTATATTGTTTCTAGACTTATTGTCATAGTGGGTTCCTTATGCCTTCCCCGGCCGTATCACTACTCATTCTCATCTATCAATTTATGTATAACAAATATAGTTAGAAATTTGACCCATAGCCTCAAATAATGTTAAATTTAGATCTGGAGAATTAGAGGTCTCAGATTTGTCAGTAAATGACGTACAAATACAGTATTTCCTGGCTAGTCTACCACACTAAACCTCAATTTGACCGTCAGGTACGTCAAATACTGGCCAGATTAGTCAGATTATATATACTATATGGACTAGATTTAGCAGATTTCTCTATCTAAATATGAAGTTCTAAATCTGACAGAATTTATGTAAATTGGGTTGACAAGCTATATAAATATACTATATTTGATAGTATCA